CACAAGTACCGTTTGAGGTGGTCGAACGCTAACGATCCTGAAACGTGGACAGCAAGCGACTATGTCGACATCGACAAGGGTGACCATGGCGACTACATCACGGGGTTGTGCCCGATGGGTGACCGCTTGTTGGTGTTCAAGTCGAACAGTGTGCATGCCGTGTTTGGTTTCGATTCTGATTCTTTCCAGGTTGTGACGTTGAGCAACGATGTCGGATCGGTTCCGTTGTCGTCGCCGGTGGCGACACCGTTCGGGGTGTTTTTCTGGTACGCCGATCAGGGCGTCTACATGTACAACCGTGAAGGTTTTGTCTGGGTGTTCGACAAAATCTCGCCGGCCGTGGATGATGGACGTATTTCGTTTACGACGAATCCGCAGCTCGGATGGGGAAACAACAAGCTCTACGTTTCGGTCGACTGGACTGATGCCGGTGTCACGACCCGTCGGACACTGATTTATGATCCGACGATTCCAGGTGGCGCCTGGATAACTACCGATATTGATGCTGCCGCCATGTATTCGTACCGGCCACCGAATGATTCTTCAACCGTTTACGGGGCGTGTGTCGCCAACACGGGGGTGCTGGTCGACGTTGAGGACGAACAGAACCGTTCTACGGACAGGTATGCGTCGTCAGCGGAAACACACATTTCGTCATATTTCGTGACACGGTGGGTGTCGGGTAAGAACCCGATTTTGAAGAAGCGATGGGGTCGGCCTCGTTTGGTGACTTCGGCTGAGTCAACGGTTGTGTTGCCTGTTTCGGTTTACAAGGATTATGACAAGTCGGCTGCCACTGGCAGTTTCAACATCGAGATTGCGGGGAAGACATCGACTTCGCTGTGGGACACCGCCAAATGGGATGACGGTGATGACACGTCGCCTTATTGGGCGGCGTGGGATGCGATCTCACGCGATTTGACTGCCGTGGTGTTAAATATGCCCACACTTGGGACAGCGAAGAGTGTAAGTGTGAAAGTAAGCGGCCCATCTACCAACAACCATTGGGAAATGAACGCTTTGGCTTTCGTATACACGCCTAGGAGGCTCAGATAGATGGCAACACTGGCCGTTACTAACTCGTTCTCCGCTGGGACGACCATCGTCGCAGCGGACATGAACGAAAACTTTGACGACGTTGAGGCGTTCGTCAACACCACACCTGGTGTCGTTCAGAAGGACATTGTTGACGCTAAGGGTGATCTGATCGCCGCTACCGCTGCGGATGCCGTTTCTCGCCTGGCTGTAGGCTCGAACACTTATGTGTTGACTGCCGATTCGACTGAGGCGACGGGCCTTAAGTGGGCGGCGCCGACAACGGGTGACATTACGGGCCTCACTGCCGGCGACCTGGTTGACATTACGGCAGCTAGTGGTCCAGTTCCTACGGTCAATGTTGATCTGTCCGAGGCGGCTACTTCCACCTCGGATGCTGACGGCGACTACTTCCTGGTTACTGACGCTGCTGCAGCTCAGTACAAGTTGACGAAGGCAAACATTGCCTTGTCGGGGATGAATAACGATTCGGGGTGGACAGCCAATGTAGGTGACATTACCGGTGTGACGGCGGGAACGAACATCTCGGGTGGGGGAACCTCTGGAGCGGTCACTGTCAATCTGGCGATTGATGCTGCCGTTGACTTTGGTTCTGACGGTTCGGGTGTGGATGTTTCGTTCCATTCGGCCACGGCTGGCGATCTCATGCTGTGGGATGCCTCTGAGGAGAAGTTGACCATCACGGGTACTGATGGTCAGACGGCGCTTGATGTTGCTGACGGCAATGTCACGATCACCGATACTCTCACTGTGTCGGGTGGCCTGGTCGCCCCTCTGGCGATCAACGCCCAGACCGGCACGACGTACACGTTCGTGCTGGCTGATGCTGGGAAGTTTGTTTCCTCATCGAATGGTTCGGCGCAGACGTTCACCGTGCCGCCGAACTCGTCGGTCGCTTACGCTGTCGGCACGCAGATCATTGTTCAGAACATTGGTTCGGCCAACTGTACGTTGGCTCAGGGTTCTGGTGTGACGATCAACTCGAAAGACTCTGCGAAAGAAATAGACGGTCAGTTTGCGGCGGCGACGTTGATAAAGACGGCGACGGATGCTTGGTCGCTGATTGGTGCTTTGGCCTGATGGTTATTCGGCCTATTGAGCATGGGATTTTCGCTAGTGCTGTTGCGGCTGCTGCGGGGTTCGGCTACATCTGCGGCGGTCAGACGACTGGCACCGTTTCGACCGCTACCGTGGACAAGTTCGCTTTCAGCAACGATGTCCGCACGACGATCACAGCGTTGGACGGTCCCACCTACCTCAACTCGGCTTTCGGGAACGCTGGCGTCGCGGGCTACACCGCAGGGGGTAACGGCATCCCGTACCAACTTGATGACATTTACAAGACCTCCTTTGTTGACGACACTCAGTCCACGCTGTCCGCTGTCCTTCCCGACAATGTGAACACGCAGGCGTCGATGTCGAACGTCGCGGTGGCGGGTTACACGGCTGGTGGTGAATCGTCGGGCGGCGTTCAGGCCCATACTTCCATCGACAAACTCACCTACAGCAGCGAGGCGATGTCGGTGTTGAGTGCGGGGCTGGCGACAGGTCGTCGCCAAGTCTCGGCCTTTGCGAATAGTGGAACAGCGGGCTACGTCGGAGGAGGCAATCAGGGCGCTTCGTCACCCACCTACTACGCCACGAACATCATCGACAAGATCACTTTTCCTGGCGACGCGGTGTCGGTGTTGAGCGCAACCCTGTCGGACATCACCCGCCAATCCACGGGTTTCGCCAACAGCGGCGTCGCTGGGTACATCTGTCTGGGTCGGGCTGATGGGACAATCGTCGCCACCGTGGACAAACTCACGTTCAGCGGTGAGTCCCGCTCCACGCTGGGCACGGGACTGTCAGCCGCTTCCGCTACGAACTCGGCTATGGCAAACAGCGGGACTGCGGGCTACGTCGCCGTGGGTGGGGCCAGTTTCGCCACCACCGTGGACAAGTTCGCCTTTGCTGACGACAGCCGCTCCACGCTGGGCACAGGGTTGTCAACGGCAAGGGTGGAGTGCGCTGGCATGGCGAACGAAGGATCTCTCGCACCATGAACATCGCTGAAGCCATCGCTGAGATCCAACAGCCACGTTCCCGCTACCAGTTGATTCATTTCGTTATTGGGCAGCACGACACGCCAGAGATGCGGTTCTACCAGTTGTGCCTTGAACTACAGGACATGGGCTACAAACTGCGCCTCGCTCAGATCAACGTCCGCAAGGCCGAAGTTGAGATTGCCCGCCTGTTGGAAACAGGCGACGAGTTGGATGCTCTTGAAGCCGAAGAAATGGAACTCGGCCTCGGACAGACCCGCATCGTGATGCGCGGTGCCGAACGGGAAATAGCGATACTCACCGACCTGTTTGACGAGTCTCAGAAGTTCACCCGTGACGAGATCGAACATGCCCAGCCCGAATACTGGCAGAAGCGTTTGACTCGCCAGACCAACCTCCAGATCATGTCGGGCAGCGTCGGTTGGGCGCAGTTGGATTCGATGCGGCAGATCGGCTTGTTGGACGAAATGGTCGCTGAACGGGAACAGATGTTGACCGATCAGGCGGTAGCGGAGTTGAACCAATGATCTACTTGAAGTGGAAACTATCCAATGACGGCGTGTGGGGGACTGGCCCTGAGGGCGAGATAGACGACCGTGGAGGACATGCTGAGGCAGGGTGGGCCTTCGATGATGACGGCTACCGCATCGGCTACCTGACCCAGACCGCCGACCTGACAGGTTTGGAAACGTGGGATGTAACCGAACAGACCGAAGCGCAGGCACTCACGTTCTGCCAGCAGTTCTACGCTGCCGCTGAGGTGCTACCTGACGGGTACATCTCATCCCCTGAGCCGCCAGACGCTGAGTGATGACTGAACCGACCGATATTCGCCAAGTCAAAATCCCGACCGTCGCATTAGGTCTGATTCTGTCTGTAGCAGCAATAGTCGGTACGGTTACATGGTCTTCTGCCCGCCTGGTGGCACGCATCGACCAGTTGGAAGCAACAGTGTCTTCCATTGAATCCACTATGGATATGCAGTCCTTTGCCCGCGTGGTGGATGT